GTGGCAGTCGAGCCCGTTCCCCTCGACCGGATCCTTCACCCGACCCCCGAAACCAAGGCGAAACCCAAACCACAATCTGTAGGGGCTACCTGAGTGAAGCAGATACCCACCTTCCCGTATTCGACGCGGCGCGCCCGATTGCGCTGCAGTTGCGAACTTCGGCGGGTGTGAAGACCATCCGGGTTCGCTTTCCTTCCGACGAGGAGTGGACCGAGCGCCAGCGGCGGCGCAAGGTGATCATCAAACAGTTGGGCCGTGGCGTCTCCGAGACGATTATCGCCAACGGCGAAGACGCCGACGGCGCGCTGCTCGCCAAGATTCGCGCGCACGAAGAAGACGCGCCCGAGGTGGATGCTTTCGAAGCCAGCCGAATCATCGAGCAGTTGAGCCAGGCCGACGTGGACGACGTGGTGCAGACCGGAGACGCCTTCCGCGTGACGCTCCGCGTGCTCGGCGGGACGGTGACGCATGTGCTGAAGATGGCCTCGGCGAAAGACATCACCGAGTACCGCCGCGGCTTCGCCCGTGTTCTCGACCTGCCCTACAACCGCCAGGAACTCACCATCAACCTCGCGGCCGCTGGTGCGCTCTACAAGAAGCTGATCACGACCACCGAGGGTTATTCTGGTGACGCGCCGATCATGCACCAGGCGGTTGCCGTGAAAGCGGCCATCGACGCGCTCGACGCCGGATTCCAGGAGCCGGGCGACCCAAACTCGTAGGCGGCCCGTGGCCCGAGCAGCCATCCCTGCGATTCCTGGTGCACTGGGCCCTGCGCAGGGATGAACTCTGCGACCCGAAGCTGTGTCCCGATGCGCCTGACAACGGTGACCGGTGTGACCACTGTCCGCTCGATAAGCTCGACGGGGCGCAGTCGTCGGAGGCCGGCCTCCTCATCCGGCGCGCTTTGGATCTCCGCGCGGCGCTGAAGCTGGGCATACACCTCGGCCTCGATGACATTCGCGCGGATGAGTTCTACGCGATGCTGACCCTCGAAGACGAACGCGACAAGCTGGACCGCGAGCAGTTGAATCCCCATGGCCGATAACAAACTCGAACTGGTCGTCACCGTCGAGGTGGACAAAGCCAATCAGTCCATCAAGAGCGTCAACGCCAGTCTGTCGAGCATGGAGGCGTCCGCCACAAAGAGCGCAAAGGGAGCGACCCAGGGTATCGACGGCATGACGGCGGCCATGGTGAAAGGCGCGACGGCGGGAAGCTTGTTCGCCGACGCGATCAAGAGCGCTCTTGCCTGGGGGAAGGAGTTCACTGTTGGTTCGGTCATGATGGCGGCTGAGAATGCCAAGGCCGAAGCTTCCCTCAGGGCGCTGGCGACCGCGCACGGTGTGGGTGCAGCCGCAGCGTCGAAGCAGGTGGCCGCAATCGAGGAAATCGGCTTCGAGTTCACGGAGGCTGCGCATGCCGTTCAGCGCCTCATCGTCGCCGACATGGACCTCGCAAAGGCTGAGGGTCTTGCCAAACTCGCCAAGGACGCGGCGGCGGTTCAGAACGTCTCTGCTGGCGAGGCGATGGAGGCCATTGTCCTCGCCATCGAGTCGGGCGCGTCGCGCGGCCTACGGACGTTGGGACTGTTCGCCGACTTCCAGAAGGAAGCCCAGATTAGGGAGCTTCAACTGGGCCGCGCATTGACGGAGACCGAGGAGAAGCAGATCCGCTACAACGCAGTGATGCGCGAGGGCGCGAAGATCCAGGGTGCGCACGCGGCCGCCTCGCAGACGGTCGAAAGGCCCTCGCGGCGCTGAGACTCGCCAGCCTGAACCCCTACGCGCTGCTCGCCACTGGCGTCGTGGCGGCGGGCGCCATCGTCTACAACAACTTCAAGAACACCCAGGAACAACTCCAGGCCCGCTTCGACGAGATGCAGCAGCAGGCCCTCCGCAAGCAGCTTGCCAGTGGCAAGACGAGTGTCGCGGAGCTGCGGAAGCAGGGAATGACGGACGACCAGATCCGGGAACTCATTACCGGAAAGCAACTGTTTCCGGGCGAGCAACCTTTTGATTTCGGTGGTCCGAAGTTCACCATTTCGACAGCAGGCAAGGCCGACAGCGAGCCGGACCTCGAGGCGCTGAAGCGCGCCGCCGAGATCCGCAAGCGACAGGCCGAGGTGGAAAGGGAGTCGCGACAGGCCGCTATTGACGCCGGCGTCAGGGGTCAAGCGGGCTTCGCTCGCGAGATCGCGGAGGTGAACGCACAGATCCAGAAGTGGACGACATTCACCGACGACAGGGGAGTCGAGCAGCGGATCGCGTTGACGCGCACGGCGTGGCAGAACGTGCTCGATCAGTTGTCGAACCGGTGGACAACGTTCAAAGAGAAGCTGCTCAAGGACAATCGCGAGCATATTGCCGAGTACCTCAAGGACGAGGAGGAAGCCGCCAGGAAGCGGCTGGAGTTCGAGACCGAGTTGTTCCAGCGGAGGCTTCAATACAACGAGGAGATCGCGCGACGGAACTTCGAACACCTCGAACGGTTGCTTGGTGTCGAGGAACAGCGCGCTGGAATCAACCGCGACACGCGACTCCGCGCTGTCGAGGCGGTAGATGCCCAGACCCTCGAACAGAAGGCCGCAGTCGAACAGCGAAAGGCCGCAATCGAGGTGGACTACCTGGAGCGCGTCCACGAGATCAAGATGCGCCTCTTTGATCTTGAAACCTCGCGCATGGTGCTGGAGGAGGAGGCGAACCTCAAGCGGGTCGGGTATCGCGCCGACGAGGTCAAGGCGAGGATCGGGGAACTCAGTCAGCAGCGCGAGGAGATCCGGCACGCCAACCAGGAGGGCACCGACGCGGCCATCGACGCCGCGCGCCAGAACGCCGCCAACCGGACGGCGGGGATGATCCGCGACCACAACCGGCAGGTCTTCGACTCCTTCAAGCGGCAGGCGGAAGGCGTCTTCGATGCGCTTCTCACGAAGTCGCAGTCCATCTGGTCGGCCATCGGGAACTCTTTCAAGACCGCGCTGCTGACCGCGATCAAGGACGTGGTCTCCTCGCGCGTAGCGGCCATGCTGATGCAGTTGTTCACCGGCCAGAAGGTGTCTTTCGCGTCCGGAGGATCGGGTGGCGGCATCCTCGGTGGGCTTGGCGGCGTGTTGGGCGTCGGCGCGATCCCCGTGTTCGGCGCAGGCGGGGGCGGGTTCAGCGGCGGCGGGCAGATTCCCGGCGGCGCGGCTCGTGGATGGGGCACTCCTCCGTTCATTCCCACTGGCGGCGGAAGTGGCGGCGTGGGTGGCTTGGCGAGTGCGGCGGGGACCGGCGGGTTGTTCTCCAAGGCGGGTTTGGCTGGCACGGTCGCGAACCTGAAATCCTTCCTTGGGATTGGCGGCAGCGTGCAGTTGGCCCCGGGCGTGGCAACCACCTGGCAGGCGGCGACTCTCAGCCAGAAGCTCTCTTCCATCGGCAAGTCGAACGCGGCGCTGATGGGAGGCGCACTGTTGGCGCTCGATGGACTGCGGCGCGGCGGATGGCTCGGCGTCGGCGAGACGACGGCTGGCGGCGCGCTGATCGGGTTCAAGTATGGCGGTCCCCTGGGCGCGGCGATCGGCGCGGGGATCGGGTTCGCTGCCGGCATCGTGCGCCTGTTCGTGAAGGGCGCTCAGGAGAAGGCCCGCGAGAAGATTAAGGCGACCTATGGCGTTGATATCTCCGACAAGGGAATCCTGAAGCAGATTGTCGATATCGCAAAGCAGGGCTTTGGCGGCAACCTCGATGTGGCGATCAGGGGCCAACAGATCCGGGACCTGGTGCAGTTGTACGCCATGAGCACCGGCCAGAAGCCGACCGGCATGCCTGCCACCGCGCGTCCCCTCGATCTGGTGCAGTCCGGAGGCTCGCTCTTCCAGTCTGCCGGGTTCGCAAACGGGACCGCTCTCCCTGGCTTGGGGGGTCTGCCGACGCTCGACCGGATCGGCGGCGGCGCGGCGTCCGGTGCTGGAGGCGTCGTAATCCAGTTGGACGGGCCGGCGACCACCGCTCTCCTGCGCGGCGAGGCGGTGCAAGCCATCGCGGACAATCCGCGCGCCGTTCAAGGCGCGACGATGAGCGCTGCGCGGTCCAATTCCGGGCGGCGGCAGATGGCCACGCTCCAGATGAGTCCTGGACTGCTGACCTCGTAGCCCCATGCCAGGCTCTATTCAGAACGCCGCGCCGGCGACGGTGCTGCCGCAAACCCTGTGCCGCGCGTTCGTGCGGGCGCAGGAGTACCCGGTCATCGAGAACGAGTACCGGAACGGAGAGTCGCAGCGCTCGGTCCCGGTGAACAACAGCAGGAAGCGGTGGCGGCTGGCGAAGCGTCTGCCGCCCACGCCGTTACAGGCGCTACGCGATTTCTACGAGGCGAGGAGCGGACCAACCGAACCGTTCTACTTCTACGATCCCTACGAGACCAGCCCGAAGTTCTCGTGGGACCCGACCGGCGCGGCCACGACCGGCAGGTACACCGTCCGGTTCGACGGCGAGTGGAGCCAGACCGTTGGCCCCGGACGCTCGGACGTCTCCATCGAACTGATCGAACTGGCCTGAGGAACCACTATGCCTGGCAAATCGCAAACCCACACCGACTCCGTCCTGAACGTCCTGCGCGGTACAACGCTGAACGGCATCGCACCGTACGTCGGCCTCTTCTCCGTGGCTCCGGCCAACGATGCTGCGGCTGGCACCGAGCTTTCCGGCAACGGCTACCAGCGGCAGTCGATCACCTTCGGCGCGCCAGCGACCGACACCGGGAACGTCCGGAAACTCTCGAACACGAACAACATCTCGTTCGGACCGGCGACTTCCGCCTGGGCGCAGGCTGTGGCCTTTGGCGTCTTCGACGCTTCTTTACTGGGACGTGCTCACCACACCCAAAACGGTTGAGACCGACGATTACGGGCAGTTCGCGCCGGGAACGCTCGTGGTGAAGGAGGATTGATGGCCATCGACACGATGGACAAGCTGATCGCCGCCATGCCCGGCCAGCACCGGCACCTGTTCAAGGCGTCGCAAACTTCCGAGGGCGCGGGCACCTGGCACTCGCTGTGGAAGGCCGCTGGAAGTCCGGGTGCGGGATCGACCCCGCCGACCGGCAACGGTCAGGTACCGACGCGTCTTACTGCTGGCGCGATCACGCTGGTGAATCCTTCCGGCGCGAACAAGCTGTATCTGGCGCGCTTCTCGTTCGCTGGCGCGACCGCAGGCACGGTGATTCTCTACGACCGCCTGTGGCACAACTCCGGCTTCAACGACCTGATGCCAACGGCGCTGATGTCGAGATCTGGGGAGAGGTCTACACCGCGATGGGCGCTACGGCCAGCGTCTTCACGGTGACGTATACGAACCAGGATGGAACCACGGGCCGATCCGCCAGCTACTCGATGCCCGCCAACGCGCTCTCGGTCGGCCAGATGTTCCCGTTCACCTTGCAGGCCGGAGACACGGGCATTCGCACTGTGACGCAGGTGCAGTTGTCCATCGCGACGGGCACCATCGGAGACTTCGGACTGGTCCTTCTACGAAGAGTCGCCGAGATTCCGATGACCGTCGTCAACGTGCTCGCGGACCGGGATGCGTTCGCTTTGGGGATGCCCGAGCTCTACACTGACGCCTGTCTGGCGCTTCAAGTAATGTGCAGCACCACGAACACCGGCATCATCCTGGGCGCTGTTGAATTCATCGAGGGTTGATGCCGGGCAATGGAAGCTACCCGAACCAATCGGGGCGCATCACGCGCGCGGCGGTCACGCTCAAACGCGATGACGGGGTCACCCAGGCCTTCGCAAAGCATTTCTTCGGGGGCGGCACTGTACACGCACTCGATGGCGTCACGTCCGGTGCCGCGACCGTCGATGCTGGCCTTGCTGTGCTGCGGATCTTCTCGGGCGCAGCAGCCGGGGTTTCCTGGGCGGCGGGCAGTCTCGGTCGTGTGCTCAAGCTGGCCGGTGACGCAAGTGGCGAGGGAACCGGAACTGGCGCAGTCGGCGTCCTGCGCAACCTGGCCGGAGTAACCGGCGCGGGATCGAGCGGTACCGGCAGCCTTTGGGCGGTCCGTGCGCTGGCCGCGACGGCGGCGGGGTTGGCCACCGTTCGCGCACAGTTGGCCGGTGTGCGTTCGCTGGCTGGCGAGGCTACCGCAACGTCGACCTTGCACGGCAAGTTAGCCGCGTTGCGCACACTGGCCGGGTTCGCGGCTGGGTGGTCGCAGATCATCGGCGTGATGCTTTCTGCTATCGGGTCGTCAACAGCCAGAACACTTTATGTCCGGAGAGAGGCCCGGACGCTGGCCGTCGGCTTCGAATACCGATCCCTTGTCGCGCGGCGCGAGGCGAGAGTGATCGCGCCACCCGCGGAGGCGCGGACTTTGGCTGTGCCAGAGGAGATCAGGAGCATCGACGCATGACGTTCACCAAGGACCCCAACGCCGTTCTCGACTACTCGGTGGACTGGTCCCGGTGGCTGGACGGCGACACGATTGCGACGAGCGTCTGGACGGTGCCAGCGGGACTCACGAAAGTAAGCGACACCAATACCACGACCAAGACTACCGCCTGGCTCTCAGGCGGCGCGGCCGACCAGTCGTACACGGTCACCAATCGAATCACTACCACCGGCGGCCGCACGGAGGACCGCTCTTTCATCCTGAAGGTCGAGGAACGCTGAGCGCCCCGCAATGCCTGACACCATCGGCAACATCACCGTTCCTGAGATCACGCCTTCCGGCGTGTTCCCTATCGTGCCGGATTACCCGCACGGTCGCGCCTGGCGTCCGGACGTGGCGATCCATCAGTTCGGCAGCGGGAACGCAAAGATCGAGCAGCGCTTCCTATTGGGGACCGGCGCGAAGCGGTTCACAGTGCGCCGCGCTTCGCTGCGCGACTCCGACCGGATCGCGCTCCGGAACTTCTTCGAATCGAAGTTCGGTGCCTACGGTGCGTTCACATACAACGCGCCCAACGACGACGGCGTCGGGACAACTGCGTACACATGCCGCTTCGCCAACGAGCCTCTGTCGTGGGAGATGGTCGCGGACCACATCTGCACAGTCGGCGTGACGCTCATCGAGATCCCGGCGGCGCCTCCCACCTATACGCTCAACTCCACGCTGACCCGCTTCCCGACGCAGGCGTTGAAGGACGCGCTGTTGTCGCAAGTCCAGCGGATCGTCCCGCTACTCAAGATCCAGCCTCTCCAGAGCGGGTACCCCGCGATCTACGTGTCCGACCGGCGTTGCACCATCGGCGGGCAGTTGTACCAGGCGCGCATTCTGGAGTTCGACGGCATCCAGCAAGGCATGGGCGGCGAGTCCGACGACGCCTCGTTTACGTTCGGGAACGCGGATCGCGTGATGCGCGACCTCGCGAATGATGTGGACCTGTACCGCGCGTCAATCGAGTTCTCCCTGTTCCACGTTGGGCAAGGCATCAAGCTCGATCTCTGGAAGGGCGATATCGTCAACTGGCCGCTCGACGCCGGCCCGGAGTTCAAGGTCACCGCAGCCGATGGCCTCTACGAACTGAACCTGCCGTACCCAACGCGCAAGATTTCGCGGACGTGCTGGAAGCACTTCAACTTTGGTCCCTGCCCCTACTCGACCGCTGGCGCTCTCGACCTGGTTCACTTCCCGAGCGCCGACGCTTCGAAGTGCGACAAGGGATACGAGACGCCGAACGGATGCCTGGCGCACGGCATGAAGCGCTACTACGGCGCGATCCTCGCGGAACCACAGGGCGTCCGCATCAAGGACAACTCGACCGGGACATGGGGCTTCGGGCGCTCTATGATCACGAGCGTCTCGATGGTCGCAGACTCCATTTACGACCAAGTGCTGCCGGAAGCGTACACCGACAGCGACATGCCGGTGAACTGCAAAGTTGCGGCGGGCCGTGACGAAAGCGATTTCTATGAGGCGATGGGCGTCGTCTGCGAAGGCCCGGTGACGTTCGGCACCGGCCATAAACTCGACGGCCAGTTTCATCACGGCTACCCAGGCACCTTTGGGCTTCGCGCGGTTCCCGGCGATGATCCCGCCGGAACGCAGGACTGGTTCTCGCTCGACCAATCGGGCGACGTGACCGGCGGCGACTGGCGCAAAGTCTTCTCCGGCAACTCCACCTACAAGGACAACTTCGCGGCCGGAACCGCCTTCCTCGTGCTCCGGCGCGGCGATGCGAAGGGACTCCAGTTGTCGAAGCCCGGCGAGCACCAGATGGAAGCCATCGTCCAGAGCGGGATGAAGGGCTGGGTCTGGACCTCGCCGGGCGTGCGCGTGTACGGCCCACCACTCACCAATCCCGTCTGGATCGCAATCAACATGCTGTTCCGCGCGCGCGGCTTGCGACTTGGCTCCGGCGCGACCACACAGCAGTTGGACCTGGTGGAGACGTTCTTCGACCTGCAAGCCGCCATCGATGCGGCTGCGATCTGCGACGAGCAAGTGACCAAGCTCGTTGGAACCGGCACGGAAACTCAGTTCAAGTTCCGGGGAACGGTGCAGGAGGAGAAGCCGCTCCGGGACTGGATTCAGGAGGTGCTGATCAACTGCCTGGGCTTCTATACCTTCTCCTTCGGGAAGCTCAAGGTTGGTGTGCGTGTGAACTCCTCGGCGGTCGAGGCCTTCACGGAGGGGAACATCCTGTTCCGCAGCCTCAAGCTCGCGCCGCTCAAGCCATCGTTCAATCACATCACCGCGCACTTCGCGGACGAGGATTTCGAGTTCGTCGCGAACAGCGTGGCGGTCTACGACGTCGACCATGCGCTCCTGCTGGCCGGCGGCGCGGGACCACAGTTCCTCAAGTCGAGCGTGAATCTCGCTGGGACGTTCTCGAAGTCGCAGGCTGGCAGGATCATCGCCATCCGTATCCGCGAGGAGCTGGGCGGCATCACGGCGGCGGAATGGAAGGCGGCGAGAAGCGTGCAGTTCCGGACCACGGTCCTCGCGATCAATTCGGAGCCGGGAATGGTCTGCTCGATGACGCATCCGGACATGCCTGGCGGCGCGGGAGAGTTCCGCGTTACCGGCTGGCGTCTGAACAACGACTACAGCATCGACATTCAGGGCCGCACGACCACGGACTCGATGTACGACCTGGTCACCGGTCCGAAGCCCGCCGACGTGACTCCCGACGACGTGCCTGAGGAGGTTCTGATCGACACTGGCGTTCCAGGGATCGTGACCGGAACGCCCAAGCTCTCCGACTACGGCACCTTCGCCGTCGACAATATGGAGGTCCTGCCCGACGCCTCCGGCAACAGCAATATCGTGGGCGCGCAGCAGGTTGCCATGGCGCTTTATTATGTGGATGAACTCGCCGCGGATCTGTGGGCCAGCCTCGACGCCGCGCTCGCCAAGGCCACCGATCCGGCGACGGTCGCCTGTACGTTGAATCCGGGTACCGCGCGCCAGTTCAAAGTGGGTGACTTCGTGGTGTTCAACGACGAGGCGAAGGACCCGGATAACAGCGGGCGGCGCTCGTTCGAGTGCGCTCAGATTGTAGGTCCGGGGAACGAAGGCGACGTGGTCCCGTCTGGCAACTTCCAGTTCCAGCGGGCGTACCCCGGTGTGCCAGCGGGTCAGGCCACGTTCGGAACGCTCCGGTGCGCGCACTTGAAGGGCGTCCGCTTCCACAAGCTCGATTTCAAGATCTTCACGTACTCCGTAAAGAAGGGCTTCTTCCGGACGCCTGGCCTCCCGGCGCGCGTCGAAGCGAAGCTCCCGTCGGCGTGCGTGGTGGCGGCGCTCGTGGGTGTGGCAAACCACTTTGGCTTTGGGCCATTCACGGTCTTTCCGCTCTCGCATCACAGCGAACCGTTCACGCCTGGCGACCGGACCTGCAACGGCGGCGCTTACACGTTCCAGATTCCCGGCGCACTGGCGGTGCAAGACACCGTGGCGATCCCGATGAAGGTGCAGGACGCCGCCTCGATCCGCTGCATCTATGCCTACCTCCAGCAGGGCACCACCGACGGCCAGTCGGCCTATCTGGTCAAGATCAGCCGCGACGACGGCGCGACGTGGGAGCCGCTTGAGTACATGGGCATCGCTCAAGCGCTGCCCACGGCCTACAAGAACACCTATGACTTCCTGGTGAACAACGAAGGTTACGGCCTACCCGCCACGCGCCGTCTGCCATACGCCGACTACGGCATCATCCTGTTTCAAGCGGTCACCGGCAGTCCCACGCCGCAGACCGTCTCGACAGCCTCGTACGGCGCGAACCGGCTTGGTCTGGAGGTTGGGCGCTTCGTCCACATCGACCTCGGCGGCGCGAATGAGGAGTATGTGCAGGTGCTCGCGGTCGATCCGGACAACCAGACCTTCGACGCGATTGTGACCGGGGACCACCTGCTCGGTGAGAGCATCCGTCCGGCCATCTGGCCGACGCCCATCATGAACGAGGGCGACGACCTTGCGTTCGATATTCTCGCGGTTGCTTCGCCGGACTCGGGGGCCGATCTCACGGTGGTAATCCAAACGTGAAAGAGATGGGCCGCGCGCAACTAAATCTCAAAGACCCCGACGACATCTTCTTTGTCGTGCGAGCACCAGTTGACCTTCACAACAAAGACGACAGCATCTGTAAGCATGAATGGGCGGTATCGTACCGAGTGGACCGCTCCAGATGACTTTGCCTCGCTTCTTGCCACGGATGCTCCGAGCTGTTGCATTAAGCTCTCAAAGTCCCCTGTTCGGGGTCCTGAGGCCTTCGGATTCGCATCAGGCGCAAACTTCATCGCAAGTATCAACCGGGTGAAGTTGCTGCCCTGCTCTGTTTTCACTTCGATCGGTTCGAGATCAACTTCTGTCATCGCCTCGAATTCAAGACGAATGCGCTCTGCAAAATCGTCGACGGTCCCAGATGGGAGTGGGGTACGTGACGCCCTTGGCGAATCTCCGCGTTTGTCTCCAATCGAAGCCCTGTGTTGAAGGTCTGCGATCATTGACTCAAAGAGCCCGCCGCCCGCAAGTGGAACAGAGCCGATCACACGTGCGATCCGCTCCAAATTACGGACAACGAGCAACGCCTGCTCCGAGGGAAGCCCCCTGGCTCCATGATGGTCGTGAAAGAACAGAGCTACGAAATCTAACAACGGAAGTAGCGGCTCAAACGAACCAATGGGGAGCAGCCACAGTCGATAGAGCAGACCAAACGAGTTGTCTAAGGCCAGTACAGCTCTTCCGCCTGTTGTCGCGACCTCCGAGATGGCGAGCGGTCGGCTAGCTCCCGCGAACTTTTCCACCAGCAGCGCCAAGAGTCGGGAGCTTCCGAGAAACTCGGCTGGAATGGTGGCTTTGCGGTATCCGTAGATATGAAGGGGCGGCAGGAGGCCTCCACCGGAATGAAGGTTTAGATTGGTTAGGATGTCGCCGTGCAAAGAAGGGAAGGGAGTGAAGGTGCCAGATCTTTTGAGTACGTCCGGAGAGTCACTCTTAGCCAGGTCTTCTGTAAAAACGTCGGGTGCCGTGTAGACTTGGTGGAGAAGTAGCGAATCACCTAGAGTGGTGAATGAGATCGTCAACTGAACTCCGGAGTCCAGTTCGCTGGACCACTCGAAAACATGCCGCGCGGTTCTCCTGGACTGGCTCAGCGTTTCTCGGATCGCACGCACAATTTCGTTGGGAACACTGAATGGTTCTCCCGCACCGGACACATCGTCGGAGTCTGAGCGGGTAAGGACGCGTGCGAAAGGATTCCTAGCGAGGACAACTTCTTCGAGGTCCTTAAGGATGGTATCCATCACGCTGGATGTCCAGTCTTCAACGATTTCGACGACTGCATGAAAGGCTCCAGACGCAGGAACCTCCCCAGAGGGATGTACCTGGAAGAATTCAGCCAACAACTCTGGATGCTGTTTTACCCAGTGGTCAAGCTCGGAGAGGCCGAGAAACTCGCAGGCGATGCCGTGATCGCGGGCGGCCGCCTCTCCCTCTCTCCGGGTCTGATCGGAAACATTGCAAGACACGAGGAATACGATACGGTGCGGGCGAGCGGGTGATTCCAGGCGCGCGAGCTTTCTGATCTCAGATCGAGCGGAGTTCGCACCGAAATTCTTGACCCGCTTGCACTGGAACGCACAAAGGACTCCATTTTGGAGCGCGACAATGTCGCGGCCCTGTTCCTTGCCTGCCGCCCCGAGGTGCTCCGCTCTCTCATAGTCAGCGCTCCTTGCGACAAGCCAGTAGCACAACCGTTCGAAGTCCGATGGGGACAGCAGATTGAACGGTAATAGATGGCTCGTACCCGTACGCTGCGGCTTTGACATGTCGCTGCCCAACTGAGAATTCACTGCTGTCCGGTTAGAAGTCGAACAGAATCAGTTGGTTGCCGTCGTCGAGTAATTCGTCTTGGGAGTTCGATGCTTGGAAGGCCTGTAAAACGGGCACCTTTTCGAAGAGCGTCACGC